TGATACCAGTCTGCGGGCAGCGCCTCTTTTAACTCGGGCAGCAGCGTCTGCAAGCCAGAGACAATAACCGCAGCGCCCAGCAGCCAGACGCTCCATTTTTTGTACCATTCGTTGATGATAGTCATGCTGGTAATACCTCAAGTGTGTTGTACCCTTCCGCAATCAATCGCATCACCAGCCCGACGGCAGGCGCGCAGTTGCTGATGCGGTCTTTGTGATTTCTGACATTGCCAACCAGCGGGCAACCCTCTGTGTTCTCATGCGTATTACCGCCATGTATCCGCACGCCGGTAAATCCGGGCACCGATAAAACCTCCGGCAAGTCTTTTTTGAAACGATTCGACCGGCTGATCTTTAGCTTGTACGTCCCGGCAGGGATGGCCGTGTAGCGGGGTAGCTTCACCTCTCGCACAAGGTCTTCAAGCGTGTAGCAGACAAACGAGCGCACGCCGTCTTTTTCTTTATACATGATCCCGGGCGTGCTGATTTTTGTGCACGGTTCGCGCTTTATTATTAGCTTCACTCCGCGTCCCCCCGATTCACCCATCGTGATTTAACAATCATCAGCATTGTTTTGCGAAACATGGTCACGCCAACAAACGCCAGCGAGCCGCCAAAGACAAACGCCCACGCCATCGAAAGGCCGATTTGCTGCACGGCCATCCCGACGATTAAAGTCAGTAGGCCGCACATAGCGCCCTCTAGCCATATCCGCGACCATGTGTGCTCGTGCTCATCGTACATGACGCGGATCACTCCGAGCACCATGGAGAGGCCAGTGGCCTGCGCGATTTGCGATTCAGCGAGCGCGCTGATTGCTCTTGTAATTGTATCGTGCATGGCTGTCCTTGTGCGTCGCGCTCGGTAAATGGTGTTGTCGATAGTAGCATTTTGTTGTCACTCTGTAACGTAGCAGTCTGCTTCAAATCACGACAGCGCCAGCCGCTTTCCATGCGTCCACCAGTTCGCGCACATCGCAGCGTAGTCCGTCGATTTCTTTTGTCTGCTGCTCGATCTTGGTTTCGAGCGTGGCGAGTCTTTCTTCTGGGGTCACGGGTTATTCCTTGCAGTACGTTGAGTTGTATTTTTCTTGGTGACGCCAGCCGAAGCAGTGAGCGACTTCATGACTCACGCAATCCGGGAAGATTGACTTCCTGACCTCAACCACGCAGTTGTCGCCGTATGCCCATGCTCGCCCGTTCGTGTTCTCCGGCATATCCTCCGTGACCGTCATCGTGATGGTGACTGTCTCCCTGTCCGGTGTGATGCGGGGCGCGTCAAAGACTCCGCACCCGGAGAGGAACAGGGTCAGTCCGATGAGGGCGCGCATGATTACCACCGCACGTTATACGGCGTGACAGGCTCCGGCACCTGATACGCCGTGAGCGATTCAGGACATTCGCAATCGTACAGGTTGGCAAAATGCCCCTCGACTTCGGGAGTGGCGAATACACTGCCCCATCCCGTGACGGCTTGGCAGTGGTCGTTGTATTCCGACAGCACAAAGTCGGCAGCTTGCAGGGCCGTGATGGCGTCGGACTGGCTGGAAAACTTGAGGTATACGGTCATGATGTGAGCGCCGTGGTCTGTTCTTGATTGAGGGCAACGGGGATGAGCTTGAAGCCGTAGATGTAGCCGTTGGTTTGGCTGGCTCCGAGGTGATGCCCGATGTTGAGTGTGGTCGGTGCGACCGGCATTGAGCCGCTAACGTCGGCGGTTCCTGCTGTGCCATTGACGGCGCGAAGGAATGAATTTGCAGCGACGGAGTAGGCGACTTTCCGGCGAGCCGTGCCCGGCGAGACTTCATTGACTGACGCTTGTGATACCCCGCCAGAAACTGTTTCTGTTCCTACTGTTGATGCAGCCTGACGCGAAATGGCCGCGAAATTATTTGCCGTGCCATCGTTCACGCTGGCGTCATAACGCAAAGTGCCAGTTACTACATCGGCGCGCCCGTCGATAACCAGCGTATACCCCGCCGAATTGAATCCCGGCACATTCGTCAGCGCCGTCGAAAGTACGTCAGCGGCCCGGGTGACTGTGGCTCCGGCTGTGGCAATCCATGAGGATCTACGCAGACCAGTTTCAAATTGCGGGCGAGAGAATTTGAGTGTCCCGGTGGCATTGGCGGAGCATCCGATACCGGCACGCAACTGCACAGTGCCTGCTGTCGCGGCGACCACAAGCGTCAAGTCAAGCTGTCCAGCCGTCACAAATGACGAAAAACCGCCTGCTGTGTTCGCCGGGCATACAGGATAGGTCATCGTCGCGCCAGCTGGCAGGCTACTAAGTAGCAGAGTGTCTATGGCAGAAATCGAGCCGGTGACCGCCTCGATCAATACTGACAGCGTGTAGGTCGTATTTGCGCTGACAGAGACAGCTTGATTCAAAAACGGACGCTGTGCGGTAGCGGACTGTTCATAGGCGACAGCCCCGTCAGCACTCCCGTAAATTGACGCTACGGGTGCACTTGTGCCAGTCGCCCCAGGACGAGTCCAGCCAGTCGGTGCGGCCCCGCCACCAGCCAGAACAGAATTAAGCACCAGATTAGTAGCCGCCGGTTCCGCCTCATAAGCGTGCAGGCCGGTTACCGCGTCGTAAGTCGTCCCGAACTGGTTCGCGGCCAGTGTGACGAGCGAGCCGCCTTGATACACCGTCTTGGCCGAGTTGCGCACATACGTAAAGCCGAGCCGCTGGAGCGAATACGGCAGGGCGAGCATCGGGCCGTTGAATGACACGTCTGCGCCGGGCCGGGCGTCGTCGGAGAGGAGCAGGAGCAGGGCGCTCATTAGACAAGGCCCTCAACGCTCAACAGGATTGTGCGTGCTGCGGCTTCGTTGCCTACGCCAGTAGCCACAAGTTTCACCGCGTACAAGCCAACTAGTGCGCCAGGTACAAACTTCTGTTTAGTGCTTACGGTTGCAGGGAGCGAGACAAGTACGCCGTTGTAATACAAGTCTTCGAATGTGTCAGTCGGGCTGAATGATGCCTGCACCTTGACCGAAGTATTCGTGAATGCTGCCGGAATGCTGATGGCGATCAGGTTAGCGCCACCAAGCAAGATAGCCTGTGATGTGGTGCCGCCGCTTGCTATGGTTGCGCTGCCAAGTGTTGCCATGGTTTATGTCCTCAATAATACGTTTTGATAATTACAATGCCGTCAGTGCCAGCGCCAGAAGTAGACCCGGTACCGCCGTTCGCTGTAACAGCGCCCGACCCGCCCGTGCCGTAGCCCGTCCCTGTAAACCCAAACCCAACGCCAGCCGCCTGTCCGCCATGGCCTAGCTGCGAATTCGCGCCTCGCCCTGTCACATACTGCGTCCCGCTTAGTCGCCTTGATAGGTCGCCATCTGATCCGTTGTGCAGAACCAACACCTGCCACGTCACGCCGGCCCAATACACCGCCCCACCTATCCCCGGTATAGAGAACGCGACTGTGCTGCCATTAGCTAAATCAGTCCCTTTACCGCCGCCGAGTGCGCGGGCATTCGTAACGCCCGAGGATGAGAAGCGTGACTCTGTGCCAGCGCTGCCTGACGCGGCATTCAGCACCGCTGCCCCACCATCGCCGACCGTTACAGCCTCCGTTGCCGCCAGTTCCGCTGCATTAATAAACCCGTGGAAATACCCGCCCGAGCCGCCGCTGGCTCCGAGCGCAACATTGCTGGACGTCGATGTAGCGGGACTCCCGCCAGACGCACCACCCCCTTGTAGAATAACCTCGACGCGCCCACTTGCGCTCACGACCGGCTTCGTCCATGTGCCGCTCCTAGTGAATACTTGCACATCAATAAGCCTGCCGATAGCCGCAGCTTCCGCACCGGCAACATCAACCGCACCTAGTGTCGCCCGCATTGCAGCCGCGTCTGCATCATCGAGCAACGTCTCTGCGAATGGAGTTACCGCAAATGAGCCCGACGGAGTTAGCGCCAATACTTGCGAGACTGCTGTGCCTGCTGCATTCACCTGTAGGTATGCGTTGGGCGTTAACGACTCAAGGTCAAGCGACCCTGTAGCGCCCTGTGGCAGCTTCATGGTGCGATCTACTTGCTCTTGCATCTCTTGCAGGGCCATGTACGCGCGATCAAAATCCGCGTCTAGCACGGACTCTTGCAGGTCGCCATTAGGCGCGTAGTCGGTAGAGCGGGATGCAGGAGTTGACCTGATAAGCTCAACTAATACGCCAGCTGCAGGCGCTGCTGAGAATGTAACCACTCCGCCAGCATCAGCAGCGACGCCGCCGACTGTAAAGCCGGTGGTCTGCGCCACGCCATCTAGCTTAATGAGCAGTTGATCAGCATCAAGTATCTTAAATGAGTACGTGAACGAAGCAGACACGCCCGATGCCGTGTACTGGTTGAATGGTACTTGATCAGGTACGGCCATCGTTACACCCCGAAACTTGAGCTTAGTGTGTATGTACCGCCAGATGGCGCCCACTGAGCGCCTGACGGCTTTATATAACCTGTCCCAATTCGGACTGGTGTGCATAGTATAGCCCCAGAACATGAATCAAGGTAGTCATCCGGCTGGTTCTTAACTCCCGGAATCCAATCGCGCATCTGTGGAAATGCTGGCCCATTAGACACCCTCTCATGCGCCCATAGTATCCCGCCAGACAGCGGAGTCTCAAGGGCTGCAAGAATGCGCCCGTCTTTATTTCCGCTTGTGACAAATTCTGTCACTGAGCATCCTGATCCGGCTAGCGACTTCCGCAAGAAAGCTGGTGCAAACTTGCCGATCCCGTTGGTCTCGACGGTCACATTAGGGATGTGATACAGGTCAACAATGCGCCTGATCTCCGCACACTGCGCCTCTATGCCACCAATCAATCCCGCAGCCTCGTGCCAGTACAGATTACCATCATCGTCATTCAGGACGAACGAGAGAACGGACGCATCATTGCCGACCTTGCCTTCCGCCACGTCCCAATACGCACGGCTGAATGTGATCTTAGTGTTACCGAGGGTAGCAACTAGGACATTATTCCGCTCAACATACTCAATCTCGTTGTCGTAGATGTTGATTTTATCAGGGTCGAGTCGTATGTCATGAATCGGCTTTGCTCTCAGCATGTACTGAGAATCCCATTCGTTTACTGTTCGGCATTCCTTGCGGCGCTCAGCCATAATCAATGGCGTGAACCGGTCTGGCCACAAAGCATCTGCGTAGAAGTCTATGATTCCGGCATGCCTGCGCATCATTGTGATAACGCCATCGGCATACGTGTAATCTGTCCCTTCTTTCAGGACTGCACACGCTGAACCCATCCCGGTAAATACATACTCAGGATGGAAGTCGACCATGTAGGCAGGCTGGTATTCCTCGAAGCGCGCTTCCTTTTGAAACGCCCTGAGAATAAGGCAGTCAGCGCCCATGTTTTGCACGTCGGTATATAGGGAGTCGTGCGTATGTGGCGTTCCGACAAACAACTTAGAGCCGCCAGGTATCATAATGTGAACCTGCTCAGACAGCCGGTATCTCAGCTTCTCGCGCGCATCAGGCGTGGCGATATTCTGAGGAACCTCCACGTCGTCGTTCTGAATCTCAGTTGCACGATGGCCGGTGACAGTGGAGGTTATCCCCCGCGCGTACAGGCTGCCGTAACGTACATCAGTCGAGCCATTCACCCACCAGCGCTGTGTCTCGCCTCGCACCTTCTTAACTTCTTGCGTCAATGGATGCGTCTCTAGCACTCGCTCTGTGCCACGGCTAACCTTGTAAGCGTCAGGGTCGGTAGAGCCTTGATGCAGTATCTGTTCTGTCGGATCTGTGTAGAATTTCCAAGCGTTGTACACGTCGAGGATTGATGACTTCGCATGGCCACGCGGCATCATTAGCAGCGCAAGCCTGCCTTTCTTCCCAAGCCAATCGCACACGGCATAATGGAAATCAGGAACAGTCCACCCCTGAAGCTCTGCCCAGAGATGGTAGAACACAGGGAATGTGACCTTCACTTATTCAGCCTGAATCGTTCGATGGCATCAATCACCTTGCGCTCTGCTGCTCGCTCAACCTCTCCCGGCAACTTGTTGTCGAACATAGGGTGCCCGAAGGTTATATCCCCACGCCGCGTGGCAACGTACCGCCCTACGCGCTCAAGTAAAAGCATGGTCTGAGCTGCGTTCTTCTTTAGGTCGCTCAGTTCTTTTACGGCATCGTTATCGCGCAGTGACGTAGCATTAGCCACGTCCACCACGTCGCTAATCTCACGGACGGCCACTATCTGCAGCCCATCCTCCAATGCCGCCAGCTTATCCAGTCTAGTCGGCTCAATGCTTCGCCGTGCCAGTGTCATAGCGCACCCCCGCTGATTTCCCCGCCAATCTCTGGCGCTCTAATATCCGACACATCGCCCGGATTCCAGAAGTATTCCGTGCCGAATGTTTTCTTTGCCCTGTCCTGCATGCGCTCAGCATACCCCGGCCTCAGTGTTTCGCCAATCTGGTTGTAGATTAGCCGGTCAGTAAGTGCTCGCGTATACCATAGGTTTGTAGGCATTAAGCCTTTTACATCTCTGACATGGGCATCAATTTGGCGGCTCCACTTCTTCTCCGCTTGATCTGAGTCAATGGTATCAATTCCTGTGCTAGCCTCAAATCCAGCAGATGCTGCGTCGCGTAACGCCATGGCGCCAGTGCCTGCCATTAGTAAAGACTGCCCAGTGGCAGGCCCAAGCATTGCCTGCAGCCCTGCCTGCCCCTGCCAGTTAACCTCTGTCTGCAGGAAGTCGCCATAGAACCCAAGCCCACCACCGCGCAATAATGACCGCCCGATAAAGAATGGATTCTTTCGCGGGTCCATGCTCTCAATATCTCGCCCAGACAGCACGTTCCATATCTGATTGACCATCGCGCCGCCAATCGTCGCCATAACAAGCATGCCGCCCATGTATGCAGACTTGCCCATTGGGCCATCGAACATCTGCATACGCTTTAAGTAATTCGACATGTATGCGTGCGGGAAGCTTTTGAACTGCATGAAGTTAAGCGTCAACTCATCCCTGATATTGCCACGCGCTATCTCACCATTATGCAGCACTGCCAACTTCTCCGCCTGTTGCCGCATACCCGGCTCAAGCACACTAAGCTTGTCTTCGGCCAGCATGAATGCCGAAAGATTCTCTGCGGCTCTGGTTATCTCAATGCTGCTGAATCCTTCGACAGCCATCACCGCGTCAGGGGTCAGCACAGCCTTCCCTAGCGTTGTATCTAGCTTGGCAGCTTGGTATATCTTCCAGTCGAATTCAGTGATGCCTGCGCCTTTAATCAGCTTGGTATCAATATCGCCTAGCTCATTGAACCCGTACTTCAGCTTGTCGGCCACCGCTCCCATCGTCATCACGCGCATTGCGTCGCGTCGCGCATCAGTTAGATGCCCGAGACCGGATGCTCGCATAACTAGGCTAGGCATTACGCTAGTCCAGCCTGCCGTCGCCATATCTTCGCCTGCCCGGTACAGCGCATTATTCATGGCCTCAGATGCTAGGCCCATGTTCATCACTGCGTCACGGTAGCCGCCAGACGCCATCGCCTTTGTCAGGTCGACGCTGCCCTGCAGCTGCCGCTGCAACACATGGCCAAGCCTGCGCTGAAGCGGCATGTTCGTATCCCATGCATGCAGAATCATCTGCATGCGGTACTGCGCTGGATCGCCCGCCAGTGACGCGATAGTAGCGCCAGCCAGCCGCACGGTTTGCAGGTTGCGGATTCCTTGAAATACACGAGCACGGCCAAGGTGCTGCATTGTATTGGCTGTGCCGCTCAGTATCTTCAGCTCGGACTGGATCATCTTGATCCGGTAAGCATCGCCCTTTGTATCCGCCTGACTGCGCGCGCGATCCTCTGTGATGGATGCAATGGCTTTATCAAGGTTAGATGCAGGCGATGGCCCTAGTCGCTCAAGCATTGCGATCTGACTAGCGGCTCCGCGCATGTGGCCGTCAAGAATCTGTAGAAGCTGCTGATTGCCAAACATGCCCTGCACTTCAAGGTAGTCGGCTGCTGATTTAAAGTGCATTACGCGCTCTTGGCTGCCGCGATTAGCAACACTACCGCCGCGCCTGGTCAGTGCTTGGCCTTGTTTGTTTGCGCCCTCCGTCGTGATAGACAGATACGCCTCACGCAATAGCGCATCAATAGCCTCGTCATCTAATGGCGAATCGAACTCGTCAACCATCTTTAGGCGGTCAAGTCGCGGTTTCATAATGGCGATGTATGCGTCTTGTGGCTTGTCTTTGTTTAGCTTCTTGCATCGCTGCATGACCATGTAAGCATCCCATTTCTGAGGGTATGCCCACGAATCCAGCTTGCCTATGTCTGCCCCTGCCTTATTGGCTCGCACGCGCGAACGCTCTGCCATGTTCGCCCATAGCTCTGATGCCTTCTTTAGGCTGGCCATCTCGTCAACACTAATATCCGGGTAGTCGCCGTGCGTGACTTTCTCGCCATACAAATGCTTTGTGAATATCTCAACCTTGTCACCGCGCTGGAATATCCCCGCCATGCGAGAGCCAAGCGCATCGGATATAAACCGTAGCTCTTTGCTGTGCGACTGATATATCGCCTCACTGTGCTTATCAATTGAGCGCATGGCCGTCTTGTTGTCAGGATGCCACATCATTATGCGGTCAATGGCCTCTAGCTTATTGCCCCCAATGTTCCCGGCCACTTGGTCAATATCAGCCATAAGGTTAGACAGCTTCACGGTGTTCATGTCTTTGCGGAATTCAGCAAGCGCCTTTGCTTTCTCGGCATCTGCCACCATGCGGTTAAATGCAATCTGCATTGCATCTGCTGCTGGCTTGTCGCCGGCCTTCATCTCTTGCATCACAAGAGACTCATAACCCCTGCGCAGCTTGGCCTTATCTTCCTTGCCTAGCTTCTTGCCTGCCGCGCTTTCCAGCTTATCAAAACATTTATCGAACACGTTAGACTCCAATTCTCAGCAGGCAACCCATAATATCCTTGATGGATCGAACCTGCTCAACATTATCGACAGCCGCAAGGTACTCAGCGTCATCTACAATCATGCCTGCATCTTCAATGGCTTGGGCTTGGGCGCGCATTTCAGTGATGGTGGCTGGATCAATATCTTCAATGATAGGCGCGTCTGGGTCGGCTTGGTCTCGCCAGAACCCGTCTACTTCTGCCTGCATCGCTTTCATCTCTGGATCAGGCTTAATGCCGAACCTCTGCGCGATATCAAGCTCCGTGGCACCTGTTAGGTCAACTCCCTTGCTATCCCATAGGCTATCCATCTGCGCGTCTTCTGCCGCAATTCTGGCCTCATACTGCGCATTGTCTTCCCGCATCCTGTGCCACTCATCAATGGCCGCTGCTCGCTCTTGGCCTTGTGGCGTGTAGACCTTCTCGCCTCTCAGTGATTTCTCGACAATATCAACGACCTTGTTAGCGTCGTACCGGCCTTCTGCATCGCGTACAGGGTAGCCTAACTCGTCTAGCCGCTCTGCCATCTGGTCAAAGGTTGCGCCGCCTTCCTTCTTGAATACGCGCTTGATGCCGCGCTGCTCATTGAAGTATGCAGGATCAATGCCTTGCGCTTCGGCGGCCGCACGATCCAGCCCGCCTAGCTTGGCAATGGCGACCGTCACATCGTCCAGCTCAGGGACGACCATCGTGATTGACTTGGTTGGTTCTGCAGGCACCCATGACGGCATAGTCACAGCATCCGGCAGTCGCTCAGGCGTGAACGGTCGGCCCTCTGTCATTGCCCTGACTTGCTCATTTATGCCGCGCTCAACACGAACCTCTATCTCTGGCGTACGCACGTGAATCTGTGCGTCTTCAAACCGAGCGCGATCCACTAGCATGGCCGCATCAACTGCGCGATCCGATGGCGCGTCTAACTTCTTGCCTGCCCGTGTCGGCTCAAGAACGCCGAACGCCGCGCCTAGCACCATGTCAACGACGATCTCTGTGGGGTCGAATATCTTGTAGTCAGCCAGTTGTGCATCGTCTTGGCTGTACAGTATGCCTTTCTCAACTGCGCGCTGCGTTATGCCGGTTGCAACGTTAATGCCTGAGCCACTTGCGGCCTTGGTTAGCAGGCTGCCACCGAGTGCGCCGGGTAGTGCTGCCCCTGCATACGCAAACGCGGCTTGATTGAGCGCCAGCATATTTGCGTCGAATGCAGACTTGCCTGCCAGCACTTCAGATGTGGCGCGGCTGGAGAACTCTGACACGGCCATGGCCCCAGCGCCGCCGCTCGCAAACTCAGTGAGCACCTTACCGATGCCGAATGTCAGCGACCCAGCCATGGTGCGCTCTTGCTGGCCTAGGCTGTTGGCGTATTGAATGCCTGGATCAATGATGTCGCGAAATACAATGTCCTGCTCTTGCGTTGTCTCTTTGCCCGTCAGCTTGGATGTGACCCAATCGACAGCGATGGCAGGAGTGCCGACAGTGCCAAGCCAGAACGCATTGCCGAAGTTAACTGAACCCGCCACTAGTGCGTCAGGAATAGACTCGAAGAAGCCTTCCGGCTCTGGGTTATTGCCCATCTGCTCTGGCGTGAGCGCTGGCGTCAGATTAGAGAAGTCTGCGCCGCCTTGGTTCCAATATGCCATTAGCGCACCCTCACGCGGACAGGCTGGCCATCCTTGCCAACAATTGGGCTGCGACCATTGAACAGGAAGAACTCTTCTTGCTTATCGCTTGGCTTGAGTGCGACAGTCTCAATCATCTTGTTTCGCTGGTCGGCGCTATACCCAAGCCCAGACAGCGCCTTAGTGATGGCAACAGGTGCAGCTTGCTTAAAGTTTCCGGCCGTCATGCCGTAAGGCAGAATAGTCGCGCTCCCGTTAATCTCAACCACTCCCCCCGTGACAATGTCGACGGCTTCCTTAATATCCTGCTCGCTTGGGTTCATTGTCATTGTGCCCCTGTCCTTCTGCTGGAAGGCAAGGAATGCCGTGACCATTGGAGCAACGCCAGCGAATGCGTCTGGGTCATGCGCGAGTGCGCTGCCGACGTACTTGGTAACGTCCTGATCAATCTTAGCTTGCGCGCCTTTCGCAAGCTCCATTTGCTTCTTGCCAATCAACTGCTGACCCTCTAGCAGAATGCGACCAACCGACCGATTAGCAACGCCATTCACGCGGGCTGAATGATTCGCCAGCGAATGAGCGCCTGCATACATCTTCACGGGATCAGTCTTGCCGATTTGCTTGAGCGTCGCTGCTTGCGTGTCTCTGCCCGTGCCTGCCAATAGCTTAAACATGCCTTCTTGTTGCGCGGCTGGTAACGTATCCATTAGCGTTACCATCTGCCCTGCCTCGGCATCTGTGAAGAGTCCGGGATTAACGCCAGTCCGAGCCTGAACCTGTGACCGCTGTTGCTCACGCAGCGCAAGCTGGCCGGACATATCGGCAGCAAAATTAAGCGGGGCGATCTCGATACCATGCACATTGGCCGCATACCCGTAGGGGTCGGCCTTGATGGCGGTCAGATTTCTGCCGAGATTAGCCTGCATACGCTCTAGCTTCTTCTTTGCCGCAACTGCCGACTCTGGATTGTCCGGGTTATCAATTGCCGCAGCCCGAACTTTCTCAATCTGGCGAACCTGCTCGCCTACTGGAGCCATCGCCATTGTGCGCGTCTCTTTGTTCTCGTCCTGCATGGCCCTGAATACGGGCGCGTACTTCGTGCCCTTAATAGAATTCGAGAACGCCACAATATCATCTTCAACGCCGGGAGGAATGCGCCCGCCATTCTCTAGCAGCTCGCCATACATCCGCATTTGATTGGTAACGCCAACTTCCCAATCTCGGGTTCTGGCTTCCTTTGCGCTCTTCAGTTCGCGGATGCGGGTTTGTACGTAGTCGCGGTAGCGTACTCGATTGTCCCCTAGTTCTGGCAGATATCCGTCATCAGACAGCCGTGCTTCTTCTGCCTTCAGGTCGCCCATGCTTTCATTCTGGCCAGCCCAGTTTAGTTTGCTGTTCGTGTAAAACGCCTGAGTGTCTTTCTGGACGGCTGCCGCTATCTTCGCCTGATCCCATCCGGCTTTAGGGCCGATGTTGCTGTAAACCTGTGCAATACCAGTGGATGCGCCAGCCGGGTCACTAAGCGCAAGCTGCTGAAACGATCCGCGCGCGCTAACCATTTCTGCCTCAAAGCCGTCGCGCACCTTCGCTTGTGCAGCATCGAATACACCAATCTCCGAGACCTTAAACATATTCGCCATAGGGTCGGCCACTAACTTACGCAAGCTGTCGTCCTGCCCATCTAGCATCTGCTCCTGCAGCATAGCGTATCCGGCCTGGTACTCGCTCATCATGTCTTCTGGCTTAACCTCGCCACGGTTAACGCGATCCGTCAGCCCCACCTGCAGTTCATGCGCCTTCACACGCGCATCAGCAAGCAACGTCCCGCCTCGGGCTTTGTTTAGTTCTGCCTTCTCAGCCTCTAGCTGCTGCGATAGATTGCCGACCATCTTACCAATGTTGCTAATTGCCGCGCCTACCGATGGCTGCTGTACCGGCCTTGTTGCATCGGGCCGCTGGACTTCAAGGTTTCCAAAGTTACCAAGGTTAATCATTTGCTTGCCCCAAATGCTGCCAAGCCTGCGCCGGCAAATGTCGTTACGATGCCAAGATTGCGGCCCTTGCGCGCTGCGCTGCGTATCTCCCTAGCTTGTCGCCTCATGCTGCCTGCTGCTAACTGCCCAGACAGAACCGCATTCATGGCATCGCTGGCCACGTTCTTGACGATCTCGTCTTTGATCTCTACAGATTGCGCAGAGTCGTAGCGGAAGCCGCTAGTGGCAAGGCCGACTTGCGCCGTTCCCAGCACTGACTCCCCTTGCTTCTTGATGCTCTTGAACATCAGCCGACCTTCGCGCTCTGCGTTGTCGGCATTCCACTCGAGCGCGGCAGCATCTTGCTTTGCCTGCTTATAGCTCTCTTGGCCCTGCAACAGGTTGCCACCAAGCTGAAGCCCTACTGATGCGAGTGCGAGTGCTTGCAGCATTTAATTCACCTGCATGGTTCTTTTGATGGCGGAAATATGGAAGGCGAGCGGCTGTGTTCGGGTGATGGTGATTTCCTTCTGGTTCTCTTCCCATCCCATTTGGCCAATTACCTTGTCCCCTGTGAATGGAAGCGTAGGAGCATCAAGAATAGGCTCGTCTAGCTGTCGGTATAGAACCTGCTCACCATTCACTGAAAGCCCTCGCGTCCGTACTAGCCTCAGCATAACAGAGGATAGCTGTGCTTTCTCTCCCATAATGCTGCCATCTTGTGCGGCAAATTCAGCAGGTAGTAGTGTTATCGTGGAAGTGAACGGCAGCCCGATCTCAACGGATGACGCATTGCGCGGGAGAGTTACATTGCCTGATGTAACAGCCTCCTGATTCATTGGCACATCGTCGGCTAAGATGTCGACCGTCTCTGTGTCTAGGTGCGCGACCGGCCAAGTTGCGCTCGAAACTCCGACATAAGTTATCAGCTTGATCTCGATGTAATCCCCTGCCGTTGCGCTGTTTTCGTTCGCTGCAAGATACGGACAAAACTTATCGGTTGCGCTTACGGTCGTTTGGCCGGCAGGGAATGCCCATTGGATGACGTAGGGCGCGCCGTTTTGCTTGGCTGATACCGTGCCGTCTGGCGCTACTTCGATTTGGGATAGTCCTGCAAGCGTTGTTTGCACTGCGCCTGCATTCACCAGTACGCCGCCTGCATCGGTGATGAGGATACAGACAAAACCGAGCATCACGCCGCCGGTATTCGTGGTCATCGTCCCCGCATACCCAATCGGAGCAGCGCCTCGGCTAAATCGCGCATTGGTCAGCGCCCCTGCCGATAGCAGGAGGTGTACATGGTCCCCGCCGTCTGCTGCAAGACCGAGCGTCTGCCCATCACCAATGGCGGGGCCTGCTGTCATGTAGCCGAGTGAGGCGGCTACAGTGCCATTGTCATCGAGCGGGTAATTGATAGGCGAGTCGTCTTTTATCCCGCAATGCGTGCTGTACTGATAGTCAACTCGCTCGACCATGTACTTATCTGCGCCAGCGATGTTGCGCTTAACGAACAAGTACACGTTGTCGCCGCTAGATTCCGGGAGGCTTGCCGCATCAAGAATCACGCCGTCTGTTTTGAACGTAGACCATGCATAGGTGCCTGATGGCCTATCTACACACATCAATGCAGCAGACCCGTCTGCTAGGACTGCCCACATAATCTGGTATGGCGCGTCTGAATACACCAGCCTAACAACGCCAGCGCCCGTGATGGTTGGATGGCGTACTGTGAAGTCAGGGGCCTCAAAATCGTCTTGGCTGAATTGGTACGAGTAGCCGCGCACGCGCTGGCCAATGCGCTGCACTATCACAACATCCTTGCCTGCGCGCACCGGCTGCACTGTTGGACTAGACCCATAGCTTGTGTAGGTACGGGCAATAACACTAAGCGGTGTTACAGGGCCATTATCGCTACCTGACACCGCATATTCGGCGGCATAGGTGAATACGTACAGCCGGTTAGACGGCACAACGTGAAGGATCTGGTCATAGCCATCTAGGTCGCGGCTGATTGCGTCGTTATCGTTAACGCCGGTGGCAAAGTTGAGGTATTCCCCAGATGCCGACATGGTAAGGCGGTTCGGATATTGAGATGTGCCGCCCAATACGAGCCGACCCTCGAACGAGCAGCCAGCCTTAAAGTGGTCGACTATCTTGCCGGGGCCGGGTGTTGCGGCATACGCCAGTTGTATTAATGACTGCTTGATGCTCCACGAGCCTGCGAATGCATTCGCCAATCCTGTCATTGTTTTGCGAACTACCCCGACAACGACAGTGCTGGATGTAACTGATGTGATCTCGATAATGCCGCTATTGATCTCGACGAACATTCCGATATGACTCATCTGGGCTGTGTTTTTAAATGCAGCAGCCGTGGCAGTCAGCGTGATTGTCCCGCCTACGGTGACATCACCTGTCGGGGTTATCTTGGTTTGTGGGCTGTCGAGCAGGACGAAGTCAGTGGAATACGCGCTGGCTATTGTGCCGGACGTTGGTGCGGACAAGACCGATACAGTTACCTTTATGCTAGATGTGAACCCAGTGATCTGCAGCAAGCCGTCGTTCAGCTTAATCTGGCGCCCCACATCTGCCGTCTCAAATGCGGCTGTCGCAGCGTCTAGCGTTGTGCCAGTTAGGATGAATGTCGTGTTAAATCGCGTCTCTCCCACTTCGTCGATCGGAGGAACCTGAAACGATACCGGCGACAGCGTAAATAGAATAGGGGTCAGCTTGCTCAATCGGTAAATGCCAGCGCCATCTGTGCGCCATAGCAATAGGAAGTTATCCTGCTGCACGAATACTAGCTTGCTAGCGTCACCCTTCAGCCCGTTCGGCATAGATAGGACGACTGGTACGCCAGCGTCTTTTACGATCTCGCCATTTTGAAGAAAGCGGATCTGGGTGTTCGATACCTCTAGCACATAGGCCGAAGTGGTTGAATAAATGAAGGGGATGAGCCGATTAGCGGATGTCTGCGTTGCCGTCTCTCCGATGTACATGGTGCCAGGCGCGGATACAATTCCGCCCTGAACGACCGTGTGGCAGTTCTCTGCCTTCTTCACGCTGTTCACGTAGAAGGGTAGGTCGACGCGGCCAAATAACTCGGGGCCGATCTCGCCGCCAGTAAATGCAGTCTGCGCAATCTTAACCTTCATCCGATGGCCCTCGTCGTGATTAGGCTGGATTCAGGCATTGGCGGAAATGGGTATTCTTGGGCATTGACCGCCTTGGCTTGGTTAATAACCTGCTGGTACTTGCCTTCCATTGACTGCATTAGAGCTGCGCTGCCGGGGATTGCATAGCCAAGCCTAGCCGCGATAGCCCACGATAATGCAGACACCAGAAGTGCGTCGTATGATGCTGGCTCGTCATTCTGCCAGATGTACGACAAGTACAGGGCTGCAGCATTCGCGAGCAGCTTGCCCGACTCGATGCGGTAGTCTGCCTGTTCGCCGTTCTGAGTTATGGATAGCACTCGCAAGCAATCAGCAGGGAGAGTGAACTGGTACGCAAAACCGAAGGCAGGAGCTGCTACGTCTGGCGAGATAATGGCGCGCTTTCTTGCGCACGACCATGTGTGCTCACGCAGAACCGAATCGCGCACATCGTCGTAAATATTGGCGCATTGCTTGGCTCGGGTGGTGGTTTCTGTTGGCGGGAATGCTGCGATGGGCGTATCGCCCAAGGCAATCAGCGCCGTGTTGCAAATACTTATCTTGCTGGCCATTCCGAAGCCTCCAAAAACAAAGGGGAGCCGAAGCTCCCCTCTATTCTACATCACGCGCATCAGTCGTGCACGTATGCAAGGTGCAAGGTGATTACCTGGCTGGCCTTGATTTCCGCGCCTGCAACAGTAGAGGTGATCATCTGATCGCCACTGGCTGTGCCGGTGATGTACGTGCCGCCACTAGCTGCCGCAGCCTCACACGCAGCGGATCCTGCAGTGGCGATTGCTGTTGCTGCCAAGTACCGGGCAGCAGATGCGCCATCACCAACGGTCAGCGTCGATGACGCTGTGCCGGTAGCGAAGTACAGCTTAGTGAGGTGAGGGATAACGCGCGCGCCCTTTGGAAGAGCAGGAACCCAAACCAATACATCGCCAATCTGCGGCATTCCTGTCGCTGGCGCTGTGTATTTCATGGTAGCAAAGCGAACCTTGCCCCCTAGGTCATAGGATTCCACGCGGTTTTGCGGGGTCGCGGCCGCTGGGCTTAGACCGTCGTTCACGTATACAGTAGCCATTTCGCATTACTCCTTATGATTCAACGCAATCGAGACGGATCACGCCAGCATCTTCAGAGCGGCCTGCGCCAACAGAAGCCTTGGCCAGAATCTGCCATGCGTCTTTGTGTGCGAGGTAGTCAACAGATGCAGTAGTGTCCAAGCCGATTCCGTAGTTGATTGCACGTGGAGCGAATGCAAACGCATAACGGTCAGTGCCAACCTTCGGCAACAGAGAGTCAGCCACGCGAATGATCTTGAAGCCCATGTACGTATTCAGCGAACCAGTCACCAGCGCCTTCACGCTGTTGTAGTCCACATCGCGCACAGTGCTGTCATTCAGGAGGTTCTGAATCTGCTGATTGCCAATTACGAGCACGTACGACGGATCATTGCTGAGGCCGTAGGGGTCGTTCTGGTTGGCATTCTGGCCGGTACGACGGAAGAAATCGCTGTCATCCATCTCGGCGCCATCAAGCAAGCCTTTCGCTTGGATGATTTTGGCGAGCGTCAAGCCTGTGGCAGACGGAGCGATAATGCTGCTGGCTGGCAAAGCTGACGTGCCGGAGGCGGTGCGCACTGGATTAAGAGCGGCATCAATGATGGCCTTGTCCTTCTGACGGTTAACAGCGCCGATCAACTGGCGGCTGTAAGCATTCATAGGATCGGTCAGCAGCTTCAGCTTATCCATCGAGTCAACGAGTTCAGCCTTATCCAGATTACGCATGTCGGCATAACGTCGAACGTGCGCCATATTGGCATAGGTCAAATCGGAGTGACGCGGACGGTTAACGTCGGCTTCAGTGGTGCCAAGGGTTTCAATGGTGAAGGCTTCACCGACGATGTTACCGGGGCGGCGATTCACCAGCATCTCAAGACGGGAGACTGTCTGCGATGCTAAGAGGTGGAAGTCCTCCGCGAACTTGGTAACAAACGCCTGATCTACAGAGTAGCTCATGGTCGTATTCCTTTTGGTTTAAGAAAATTTACCCATCTCAAACTGTCAAAGGTTGTCGCCGCGTTGCGGAGGCCCATGTATCAGTTATTAGCAAGGCGCTGGCGGGTTAATTCCATCACCTTGTCTTGCAGAATCTTATACCGTGGCGAATGCGGGTTAGTGTAATCAGGGTCGGCTCTCAACTGAGCCATACTCTCATTCACTGCCTGACCATGCGCTGGGCTTCGATCCTCGCCCAACTCGGCTCCTATCTTGGCGAGCAGCCGGAGGGCTGCAGGGTTGTTGCCAATAGTCGCCTTGTCGTCATCGCTACCATACCGCTGGAATGCCTTAATGGCAAGCCCCAGATTCTGGTCGTATTCTTTGCCCCATGCCTCTTTAAGGGCTGTCTCTGTCTTCTCTCGCGACGGCTCAATGGATGAGCGTATTTCGTCTGCGAGCGAGTACAGGTCAGAGGTGTACTCATCGAATTGTGCTTGAGTCAGTCCAAGCTCATGGGCACGTGCTTTGTGTTGCTCAACCTCTGCCTTAATGGCATCGGTCATCTCAACGCCTTCCGGCAGCTTTACGTCGTACTTATCGGCGGCCTCTGGAGGCGCGTCGCCTGCGCGCATCTTTGTCTCAAGATGCCGGTATGATTTAACCAAGTTAAGATGGTCAACCTCGCCATCTTTGATGAACTTGGCTGGCACTTCATCGCGCCAATCCCCGAACGAGGCTGGCGTTGCTGTGCTAAGTAGGCTATCTGGTGCGGCTGGTGCTGGTACAGGTGCGGCCACTGGAACAGTGGTTGTCGCTACTGGCTCAGTCATGGGTATTTACTCCGTGGGTTGGGAAATCATTCTAATGATGTAGCCAATGCAGGCGCGACGGCCTGCCTTGTATGCGGTCTCTGTCACGCCGTCCTGACCCGAGACAAAGACTTCGCAGTCATAAAAAAGCGCCGATAAATCCTCTAGTACGCGCACGCCATCCGGATTATGCAGGAAGACTTGCTTGTACAACTCCTGCCTTGCCTCTGGTGTCATCATTGTTTTGTCATCATCGCTGGCGCTGCCTTTGTCATCATCTCAGCTTCTTGTGCCTGCGCCTGTGCTTGCTCTTGCTGCTGAGCCCTTTGCGTGCGCATCGCCTTAACTTTTGTCTCCGAGATCAGGAACTTCTGAGGCACCCCGAGGTTCCAGGATTTCTCACGCTGTGCCCCATCCCAGTCGTAAATATCCATCAACTCTGGCTTAACCTCTGCGTATGCAGCAAGTCCAGCCTCGAATCTGTCCATTGCTTGCACCTCGCCAACACGCTGAGACCGTGCCAATGGCGACACATAACGGATGGTAATGGCTGCGTCGTTCAGTTCTTCTGGTGGTGGCTGTAGCAGACCAGCCCGAGACAGTAGGCCGAAGCAACGGGTGATTAGTGGAGTGAGGAAATCAGCCTGTAGTCGGCCAAACATCGGGGCCATCTGATTGCGCAGTAGCTCCATGCGTACGCTGACCTCGGTAGCAGTCATGTTCGGCTGTTGCGGTACTGCGAGCCGGTCAGCCTTCAGCGTCCTTCGCACTTGGGCCCGTAGCGCCTCGATCTCTGCAAATGCGAAGTTAGGATTGCCCGGAGCATCAAGCCTGCCGAAGTTAGCCTTGTCCGCCAGCATGACGACCTTGCGCGGGCCGATCTGTACTGTTGCCGGGTTCATTACGCCGTCGTGCACGCCGTACCACATCCCGCCTATATGCATCTCGGCAGACTGCAACAGCATTTTGACGGCATCGTTCAGCGTCTTGATGTCGCCAAGAGCATCATAGACATGACCAACACTGTACTGGCTGTTAGGGATTAGCTTGTGCCCGCGCAACACAACCACAGGCATCTCGTCGAAGCCCGTGTCCAGCACGACGTGCCGATTGGCTTTCTCAATAACAATTGATTGCACTGGCTTGTTTTGTGCTGGGCCGCCGTATACGCCGTTCGCTCTGGGCTGGATGGCATGACAAACGTCAATCATCTTGCCTGGTGTTTCTTTGGCGACTTGCTTGGTACTGGCTGATGCCCCGTCGTATCGCCTGACAAGCTGCTCAGCAGTCATCTGGAACTCACGGTACACCGTGTCGATGGTGTCGCCGTACCGGGACGCCGCGAAGTACAGCCCGCCCAAGTGCCAATGCTCAAAGTATAACTGCTGTCGTTCTTCGTCGAAGTCAATGAACGCGGCGGTCTGGCCTACAACATCGGACGAATAGAACAAAGCCGGAGACACCGCGTCGAAGTTGCTGGCGTGAATCTCGCGCCACATCTGATCCGCCGTATCGTCTAGCCATGCGTTTCTAAAGTCTGGCTCGCCTTGCACATCCATATCGAACCAGCGCATCGATGATGGCACCAGTCCAGACACCTTGGCCGACGCTAGGTCAGACAGTGCATCTGCTGCTGTGTTGTCGTAAATACGGAACTTCTCGCCGTTCGCTTGGCTTAGGTTACTGGCTCCGTCTAACACAGTGCCGCCATTCAGCCCTGCCATCAACAACGGGTCGACGTGCTTGGCGCAGTCTCGCCATGTGTTTTGGTAGGAAAGGCTTTCTGATTTCAGCGACTCCAGCCGCTTCAGGATTGCATCTGCGCTCATGTATTACCCCAGCAGGGTTGATGGTGCTGCAGATGCGGACGATAGCAGGGAAGCCGTCTGCTGTCGTGTGCGTGGCGATGTGGCCCCAGTCATGCCTGCCATGCGCTTTGCTTGTTTCTGCTTCGTAGCGGCCTTACCAGTGTCGCGGGAGACTATGTCGGCGCCGAGGGCTTCTGCGTTCTCGCTCGATCCGCCTCTTACCTGTAGGTCGCTAAGTGCAAATGCTTTGGCTGCCTCCAGCTCCGACGCAGCGACATTGCCAGACCGCACATAAGCGTCCATCTCATACGCTATCTGAGATATCCTTTCTAGGTTTTGCATCCCTCCGCCGAGGGTAGCTAATTCTGCCTTCATCTCTTCTATCGTGCGTGTAGCCATTACTGTGCGCTCCAGCCTGATTCAGTCAGAACCCATCGCGGTATCTGTGGGATTTCTTTTTTGATCTCGCGCAGCTCAATTGCTTGATGCGGAACAGACCCATCCTTCGCCACTGTTGCACTGCCCCCAGGGGTCTTCTTCGCGCGCGTTTTATACACTGATTCTGTATTAGCTTCCATCTGACTGGCTCCGCTGGTGTTCATACCCCCATCTTACCGCTGAATTGTGAGGATGGCTAGGGTGATGGTTAGCCCTCCATCTGGTACTGCCGTTCCATATTCTAGCGTAATCCTCTTCACTTGTTTGTCGTTCAAGTAGCCTATGCCCTGTAGCGCGTCTATTGCCACCTTCAGGCAGTTATCCAAGTCCATCACAGTCTTGCTTGCCTCTCCTGACCTTGTAGTCTTTGGATGAAGGGTAACGCATAACGAGACGCTTTCAGTTGTAGGCGATACCATGCCTTTGTCTTGTACAGTCTCGCGTGCTGTCCCACCTCACCACCTCGCTGCCAGTAGCTTACTCAGTGTATCAGATGGCGGCCCTACCCTGCGTACTGATGTACCAAGCGCGGCACGTCGGGCTTTATCGCTCATCTTGACACCGAGCACACCTGCCCTGTTTTTAATCCGGCCATGGGAGACTCCGTCGAGATGAGGAATGACGGCACTGGCACCGCCGTCAGGGTAGTGCAAATAAATAAACCTGTCCTTGTCCGGTGTCCAAAAAATAGGGCTGCTCACTTGCCAGTCTCCTTGTAGGCCGCCAATACTACTCGCACGCCTTGGGCAATGCTGCCGTGACCAGCGATTCTCAGCCGCTCCTTGTCCGCTGGGAGTAGGTTGATATTGCAGGGCTTTGCGTCTTTTACGTTCGCGGGTTTTTGCCATTCTGGGGGGTTCATTTTATTCCTCAGTATTTGCTGTTGTATTAATTTTGGTGGCTAGTTGGTGTTAGGCCACTTCGGTTTTCCGTCATCACCAATAAAAAACAACGTCGGGCCATTCGCTATCAATTCCCAGTTCCTGCCAAGATCACAGCCGGACATGAACTGCATTTGTTCCCGGTCATAAACTTCGTTCAACCTACCAGCTTTGGCGGCTTCTATGATCTTCGTCAGGCTGTTCGTGATTGTGCCGCCGTTGATCGTTGCTCCTACAATTTCCTGCATAACCCCCTCCAATAGTGCCCTAACAAGTCATTCAAGGCTCGACGTTTCCGGCGGAAACGCGGCCTTAATTCCGGCGTTATACGTCGCCAAGTTCTTCGACTATCCGCGCAAACGTCACCAGCTGCGCTCGCGTGTATCCGAGCTTGTTGTCGTTGAGCGGCCCGCCGATGCAGTAAATGTGCATGTGCGCGCGCCTTGCTCGTTCTTTCAGGTCGGCAACTTCGTCGCGCAGTTCTTCAAGTTGCTTGGCCTGCCGTGCTATCAATTCCGCTTCTTTCATTTCCCGTCTCCACGTATAACGCCGCGTTCGAGCCGGACGGCCCACTCGGGCCGCCGCTCAACTATTGGTTAGGCGTCTCAATGCGCGCCCACCATCCGCCCCATTCTTTCGGGGTCAGGCGGTCTGCGTGCAAGTGTTCGTCAGGCTTGCAGCACTTCAGCTTGCGCGGCATGTAGGCGTTCGGCTCGCTGCCTTGCAGTCTCGGCGCTCGCGC